CAGCAGTTCTTTGGGAGGAATATGGGGTACAGTACATACGCAGTAATAGCAGTAAGCACAGATGAGTATACTAAAAAGGAGTTAATGCCTTGGACTAAGGAGTGGGAGTTCGAAATCTCAGATATGTTAGTAGATGAAGATGCTTCTAAAGTAGTATTTATTTTAGATTGGAGTAAGGGAACTTATAAAGCAGTTGACGACTTTATTGATAATTACGTTCATAAAGCAGAGGATGAAGATGGCATTCCTTTTATACATTTAGAGGGAATGGGTATTATCCAAATAGGTGAGTCAGATAATGATGTTGAGTACTGGGGAGAACCTTGGGAATTTGATGTTAACCTAGAAAGAAGTATTAGTTATTAAAATGCCCCTCGGCAAGTAGGGATAGTAACACGAGCTACGGCGTTTGAGTGTTGATAGACTGGGGTAGAGAGCTTGTCATATAAATATGAATCGTATGCCTACAAAGTTCGCAACTTAGTGATTGGTTATACGGGGCGGAGCCAGAGTCCTAAATGCGCTGGCAAGTGCACGAACTAAGCTGAGCTCTTAGTATAAAATAAGCATCACTGCAGTCGAATACTACTGTAGTATAAATAAGAACGGTATAGGTTGCTAGCACGCTTCCTGTCTAAATAGCGGGCTACCTTTTAGAGAGGAACTTCCAGCCCACCTCCCACACCTGGCTGTTGAGGTTCCTCCCTAAAAGGTAAGAACGACGTAAACTTAATAATGGAGTTATTTAGGACGGCGGGGCAGTACCGCCCACCTACACCATAAGCACACTCAGTAAGAACACTCTGGGAGTTCTGAATAGTAGTGTGTTTCTGATGTGGGTGAAATAGAGTTCGACTAGGTAATAGAAGTTATTAGGCGTTAGTGTAGAAACACTTAAACACAACTAAAGTAAACGCAAACAATGACGTATACGCTCTAGCAGCTTGACTGTTAGATGAGGTAACTAGCCTTATGACCCAATTAGTAGGATTGAATAAGCCTTAAATTAGTTCACTGGGTTCGTAGCAATGTGTAAATGCACTCGCTATCTAAGCGAGAGATACCAAGTTCTGGTCTTGGCGAGCCCTTCAAACTTGCTAAAGCCGTGGGTAATAACCATAGGCTTTAGTTATAGGTTTCAGGCAGGGTGTACCTTAATCACCCTCCATCTTTTAGCACGGGTTATAGCGGGATTTTCATGCCCAGCTCCTGCCTTTTTAGCGTCCTTTAGGGTGGCGTGTGCGAGTACCCTATTCAAATTACGGAAGATTCGCATAACGGTATTGCAGCAGTTTGCTAAATTGCCGACCGAAAGGTTGTGCAGGTTCGAGTCCTGCATCTTCCACCATATGTTCCCATCGTCTAACGGTTAGGACACTAGGTTTTCATCCTAGTAATCTCGGTTCAATTCCGGGTGGGAATACCAAATTATTGGGGTGTCGCCAAGTGGTTAGGCAACGGGTTTTGATCTCGTCATACGTAGGTTCAAATCCTACCATCCCAGCCAGAACGGAGAGATGTCAGAGTGGTTTAATTTGCTCGCTTGGAAAGCGGGTGTACGGTAACGTACCGAGGGTTCGAATCCCTCTCTCTCCACCATATTAAAGTATATAAAGGGGGAACCAATGCAATGGTATGATATGAATAAGTCTCAGCTAACAAAGTATCTCATGGACGATAGAGACAATCTAGCTGAAGTATTAATTACTCTTTATAAGAGGAGTGCCACCCCCGAAGGAGAAGGTAAGAGAAATTACGCTGCTTGGACAGAGAAGGAACAAAACTTAGTTAAGAGGATGTACTTTAAAGAGGGTATATCAGTAAAGGGTATTATAGCTGAGCTTAAGGAAACCATTGGAACTACAAGATCCGAGGGAGCTATTAGAGCTAGAATTAAGGACTATATAGACCCAGAAACTAAAAGTAAGAAAGGTAAGTGGGAATAAATTTTATAAACTAAATGAGGAAAGCATGGATATTAAAAATGTAGTTATATCAAGCGACTTTGAAAATTGGTATGAGTTAGAGGGTGCCGTAGTAGCACAGGTTGAAGTACCGGAAGGGGTAGATAACAGTACCTCCGCACACGAACTCACAGTATTGAAGTCTTTTAAGTTAAAAGATAACCAACTGGGGTGGAGTGATGAAGCAGGGGGAGAAAGTTAGGCGACTCGGTAAGAGTAGCGAAGGAGTAGTAACTGTATACACCCGGCTTGTAGACCAGGGCATGACCCATATAGAGTGGGGAGTAGCTTACTGCCCTCCCGGGGATAATTATGTTAAAGAGCTAGGGCTAATGTTTGCGAAACGTAGTGCTAGTAACATGGTAATATACACACCTAATACTCCGTTAGGAAGATTAATTGATATAATGGTTTTAGTGGATATTATGCAAACTGAAGAAGTCCCTGGGTGGGCAGAAGCTATTATATCAAAAGACCTCGAGAGAGGAGTAACCATGTCAGCCGAAGAAGTTAGGCTGGCTTTTAATATGTAGGAAAGTATGGTACAACTATTATTTTTAATATTTATAGTGTTGTTTTTATACTCCCTCTTTATAGGATAATTTATGTTAGAATACTTGGCAGCCTACGCTGCACTATTAGTACCCGCTGTTTACTTTTCATACAAGTCTGGATTTACAGAAGGAGTTCTAGGGACACTAGAGTGGATGAAAGAAGAGGACAATATAGACGCATTATTGCAGCTAGACGAGGATTAGTACTATGTTATGTATGACATGTGTAAAAGCAGACGTTAGCTGCCCAATATTCCCGCTAAGCAATGAGCTAGACTCTTGCATAGAGTACAAACCTAAAATATGGGAACATCATTGCAAGGTTGAGAGAACAATCATGTATGTGGGCAATAATGAAGAGTGCAACTGGTGTGGTAGAGAGGAAAAAGACGAGAACCACGAGTTTGGCAAGCTAGACAAAGGTATACATATATGACTATGAAGGACTATCTGATATATACACATTCAGATAAGTTTATAACTCTAAAGGCGCATAATTTACAAGACGCGAGAGCAAGAGCGGCACTAAAGAACATCAATGATGTTAGAAGCGTATTCAAAGTAGGTACTAGAAAATAGTACTTGACAATTTGGTCAAAACAAAGTATAATATACCAATTATGGAAAATGAAATAGAAAATTTAATAGAAAATAGATCAGTATTCCATTCAGAGTTCTACTCTGTAGATTCTAGAGAGAGTGCCTGTGGCAGTGGTATTATCATTGATGTATGGGAGAGAGATGGAGACATCGTTAAGTCTTTCCAGTTTTTAAATGATGATTTATGTTATACTATGGCAGATAAAGAAGGTTGACCACCTATCCCAACTACTAGGGAAGTCCGGGGCCTATTATAATTCCTATTCCTAGAGAGTTAATCTTCTCAAGGGGTTATTATTGGTGAGCTTACGCTCTTAAAGCCGCGGTAGTATAGTATAACATAAGTAATTCAGGGAAAAGGTTCTACTCTACCCCCACCTGGAGGTGAGCGGAGAACCTACGAGATAGGAATTTGGCGGGATTAGCCTATCTCACTTTAGCGGGTATCGTATATCGGTAATACAATGGGTTTCCAACCCATGAAGGTCAGTTCGATTCTGACTATCCGCTCCAAATTATTATATTATGAAGGAGTCATTATGACAACATTAACAACTCAAGACAAGAAAGACATTTTACGTGTAATCACAGATTGTTCAGATTCATTAACACGAATGGAAGGCGAACGCGAGTTTATTAAAGAAGCTATCATTGGTTTAAACGCCAAGTACGAACTTGATAAGAAACATTTACGTAAAGTAGTTAACATTTATTATAAACAGAACTTAGCTGAAGTACAAGCAGCTAACAATGATGTAGAAGATTTATACGAAACATTGACACAATAAAGGTTTACAATCGTATCAAATTATGTTATAATAGATCTATATAAATTAAAAATATTGTGCTTAGCACAGTACTTTTGTTATAAATAATTTATATAGTACATAATACAAGAAAAATATAATGGGTATAATATACAAATTGACTAATACATTAACTAAGAAGTCATATATTGGTTACACAAGTAAAACTGTAGAAGAACGATTTAAAGTTCACTGCGGTTCGGCTAGTGGTGGTTCTAAAACGCACCTTCATAGATCTATGCGAAAGCATGGATATCATGTTTGGGATTTAATTGTCTTAGAAACTAATGATGATAATGAATATCTTTTGAATGAAAGAGAGTCGTATCATATAGCTCAATATAAGAATATGTGTATACCATTATATAATATGACTGAGGGTGGTGAAGGCGGTGACACATCAAAATCTCCTAACTATATAGAAGGCATGAAAAATCGCCGAGACATGAGTGGCGAAAATAACTCTATGTATGGTAGATCACGTAAAGGTGAAAAACATAAGGGTGGAGAAAATATAGCTAAAGGAACAAAGGCAGCATGGGATAATGATGATGGCTCTCGTAGAGCTGAAGCATCAGCTAGAATTCTTGGGAATAAGAACCCTGCATTTGGTAAAGTCCCACCAAATGCTATTAGTATAATATTTGAAGGTGTTGAATATCCATCGATATCGGCTTGTATGAAAGAGACTAAAAGATCTGGCAAATATATTAAAAAACAAATGGAAATTATATGATGAAAAGATAAGATGAATTTCTCTACGTAGAGAAATATCGACCTCAAACTATTGATGAATGTATTTTGGATAGCTCCCTAAAATCTACATTCAATGAAATAATTAAAAATGGCGAGCTTCCTAATATGATGTTCACAGGTTCAGCAGGTGTTGGTAAGACAACTGTGGCCAGAGCGCTTTGCAATGAATTAGGACTTGACCATATAATTATCAATGGTTCTGAAGATGGCAACATTGATACACTCCGTGGTAAAATAAAGCAGTTCGCTTCGACTGTTTCATTGCAAGGTGGGTATAAGGTAGTTATATTAGATGAGGCTGACTACCTTAACCCCCAATCTACTCAACCTGCTCTTCGTGGCTTTATCGAAGAGTTTTCCAATAATTGTAGGTTCATCTTAACCTGTAATTTTAAGAATCGTATCATTGAACCTCTGCATTCTAGATGTTCTGTATATGAATTCAACGTTGGATCAAAGGCTATCATGGCTGGTCAGTTCATGGAACGACTTAAGACTATCTTAGATACTGAGAATATCAAGTATGAAGATAAGGTTGTTGCTGAACTAATCATGAAATATATACCAGATTGGAGACGTGTTTTGAATGAATGTCAGCGATATGGAATGTCGGGTTCTATTGATGCTGGTATTCTAGTCTCCTTGTCTGAATCCTCTATTAAAGGGCTTATGGAGGATCTTAAGAATAAGAACTTTAAAGGTATGAGAAAATGGGTAACAGATAATATTGACATAGAGAGTGCTAAGGTATTCAGAATGATTTATGATAATATGTTAGAGTATGTCGATCCAAGTTATATACCACAACTGGTTATGACACTTGCTGACTATTCTTATAAAGATGCATTCGTCGCAGATCATGAATTGAATACTGTTGCGTGTTTAACAGAGATTATGGCTCAAGGGAGTTTCAAATGACATATCCAGAATGGTTAATGAAATATAAAGGTAAGAGAATTGAAGAAATTTCTTTTGCCCAACATACAGAATGGTCAGAGCAATATCGTAAATGGAAATTAGGTAACATAGAAAAGGTTTATCCATGAGTAATGAATTAACTAAGAACCCATTTACCTATTTGAATGCTATCAATGGTAATAAATGGTATCACTTTAAAGATGTTGATATTAAAGATAATGAGTATCCTGCGTTTATGATTAATCGTGGACTATCTTATTTTCCAGACACAGTGTTGTATGCTAACGAGATGAATATGAATGCTCATCTCTCAGGTAAGGCACAATTTTCATTTCTTATAAATATTATCAGGAATCGTAAAAGATTTTCGAAGTGGAATAAGACATCTGAGTCTGCAGACATATCTGCAATTAAAGAATACTACGGGTATTCAAATGAAAAAGCTAGAGATGTACTTCCTCTTCTATCACAAAATGAAATGAAGATAATTAAGGATAAAATACATCATGGTGGAACTAAATGATGAGATCGTCGACTGGAATCCAGATCAAATGTTGGAGGTCATACTTGGACAACCAGACGATTTTTTAAAAATAAGAGAGACGTTAACTAGAATGGGTGTAGCGTCAAAGAAAGATTCGAAGTTATATCAAAGCTGTCATATATTACATAAGCAAGGAAGATACTTCATAACCCATTTCAAAGAATTATTTTTGTTAGATGGTAAACCTTCTAACTTAACCAAGAATGACATTGGTAGACGTAATACAATAGTTACCTTAATGTCTGATTGGGGGTTACTTGAGACTGTTGAGGCTATCGGCGATACAGCTCCTTTAAACCAAATAAAGATTATTTCCCATAAGGATAAACACCAATGGGAATTGTGTCCTAAGTATAACATAGGCACTAAATAGAATTTAAGACATGCCGTAAGGGTGTCTTAATGTGGAAGAGTCTCAAGAGAGGCTCTATAATTACAACTCGCTTAATATAAGGAGAAAACTATGACAAACTTTCAAAGAGATTTGTTTTTCGGCTTCGATAATCTTTTCGATGCTATCAATAACCCGCAACAACAACAATCGTACCCACCGTACAACGTAATCAAAAAAGGTGATAATCACTATTTTATTGAGATCGCTGTAGCTGGTTTTAAGGATGATGATATTAATCTAACTCTTGAAAAGGGTGTGTTGACTGTTGAAGGTAATAAAGGTACTGACTCAGATACAACTGAGTATGTTCATAAGGGTATTTCAACCAGAAACTTTAAACGTTCTTTCACATTAGCTGAAACAATTAAAGTTGTTGGTGCAGATATCGTTGATGGACTATTACTAATTGGTCTTGAAAATGAAATCCCTGAAGAGGATAAACCACAAACTATTAACCTTGGAGAATTTAGCAAACAAGCTAAGAAACTTCTTTTAGG